AAATCTATCTCTACTTCACATTCACTATTGTTAATAGTGTTTATCATTTGTTCTTTTTTAATTATTCTAAAAGGTTTGTTAAACAATGCCCAGCATAAAGCGTCAAGTAAAGTAGATTTACCTGATCCGTTTTGTCCTATAACAAGTGTTGTAGGCGACTTTTTAAACTCTACTTCTATCGGCGTGTTACCTGTTGAAAGAAAGTTTTTATATTTTATCTTTTTAAATACTATCACTCATTTGCCTCAACATATAATTCTTTAGTAAAATCTTTAAGTTTCTTTCTATCTAAATCTGTATCTATTTGATCTATGTAGTTACCAAGAAAGGTCATAGTGTCCTCGCCTTGATCTAGTATGTTTGATTTTACTGTTTGTTTAATATCAATAGGGTCTTCTATTATTTGTAGTTCGTGTACATTTGTATTAGTATAAAATCTTTCTACAAGTTTATTGTACATTTCTTCATTTGTTTTAAATGATACAAACATTTTAACAAAACAATTTTCATATTGAGATAAGTCAAGGTTAGTGTAGTCCTTTGTTCTATCGTCATATATTATCTTTTTAAATATAGCAAGATCATTAGGTATTCTTTCTAACTCTCTTGTTTCTGTATCAAAGATATGAAATCCTTTAGGACAATTATGATCTGACCACATAATTTGATATTGTGTACCTAGATAATAGATAAGACCGTCATCTGATTTTTTATGAAAGTGACCAGACATAACTTTTTCAAATCTTTTAAATTGTTCTCTGTCCAAACCGTGCATATTCATATGACCTTTGTGCATTTCAAAACCTTTTATTTCTAAATGACCAAAACATATAGCAGCCTCGGAGTGATCTATTGCGTGTATAGAATCTTCATAGTTATCATCACATATCCAAGGTAAGAATAACATACGACAACCACCTAGTTCTACTTCTTTAGGTCCATCGTATATCCAAGGTTCGTTTATGCCATCAAAGGATGTACATAGTTGTTGAATAGAATTTACTTTGTTTGTATTCTTATAATAGGTATCGTGGTTACCTAATATAATATGTGTGTCTATCTTTAAGTCCCATAGTCTTTTCCAAAACTTCTTTTGAAAATTATGTGCAGTATTAAAGTTTATAAATTTTCGTCTGTCAACGACATCACCTAAATGTATTAATGTGTCTATCTTGTTTTCTATAATGTATGGAAAAAACAATTCATCATAAAAACGATTTTGATAGTTTATAAAAGCAGGTGAGTCATTACGACAACCGAAGTGTGTATCATTCAGTAGTGCTATCTTCATAACCCATAAAGTAGTCTAAACTACTCTTTTTTTTCTTCTTCCTCTTTTTCTTTTTCTTTGCTAGATCATCAGCAATTTTTTGTTGTTCATCAACAGACATATTCTTTTTAAGAAATTCTGTAAACTGATTTTTAAATTCTCTATCTTCGCCTGGTTGCAAAGTCATATCATCATAATTAGATTCTGTAATAAGTCTATTCTTAATAGTTACTTGTTTTTTCTCTTTCTGTATTCTTCTTATGAAGGCGTAATATATAATTTGCGTGAAATATGCAAAAGGATTATTTGATTTTCTTGGATTAAAGTTATCTAGGTATTGTAAGCAGTTCTCTATACCATCACTAATCATATCATCTCTAAATGTATAATTAATAAAGTTAGGTCTATAAGATAAGTGATTCGCTATCTTTAAAAAACAACTACCAATATAATCTGTTACAGGCGGTTTCGGTTCTTTTTTTCTTTTTGCCCTATTAACATTTTTTGTATATTCAACCATTGCAGCTAAAAATTCTTTATTGTTTACATAATGTTCTTTTTTTGTAGTTTTTCTCATAATATTAATATAACACCTTTTGTTTAAAATGTCAATGTTTTAAGCAAATTTCGGTTACAATTTTTGCTATAAATCAGCATTGACTTTTAGAAAATTTTGTGTATAATAGAGCGTGTAGCGGGTTGCCAGGGAATATAGCTAGAGTATATAATATAATATATAAACTAGTGTATAGTTGTGTTGCCTTCTTCATCATCAAAATCATCAAATAGTTCATTAATCTTTTCATTTTCAGCGTCTGTAAACTGTTGTTGTTTGTAGTTTTGTTGTCTGACTGGAACGGGTTGCTTGTCATAGTTCACAGCAATATTTTCATAACTAGTAATCATTTCAGGAGACGCATTTGTTATCGTCATTATTTTATTTTTAGGTATAGTAATTACTTTATCTGGAGTATAAGAACACCATTTTATTAATGCGATATAATCTTTAAAACCTGTCAATGTCATTTGAGGAACATACTTAATTAGTAAAGGTTTTTGTATTCTTACTAATTGAGAGTTCTCTGGTAACTGATCTTTACCTGATGGTATAACAGTTACTACGTCCTCACCATTGACTAGTTTGATTATTTTAACGCCGACAAATGTTTGGTTTGTATTCATTTTATTTTAACTCCACATTATGGATTTCGTATTCAAAATCCTCCTCGTTGTATATATTTATCCTTTCTCTAAAGTGAGAGAGAGTATAGTTTTCTTTTTCTTTGTGCGTTAAATCATCTGCTATATCATACAAAGTAGCATCCGAATCATTATCTTTTAATCTTAATCCTCTACCAATTGATTGTAAGTTTCTTATTCTACTTTTACTAGGACTCGCAAAAACTATATTGTGTAAGTTTCTAATATTGATACCGGTAGAGAAAGTACCATAACTAGCAACTATAATTGCACCTTCAGATTTTTCAGTTATAAATCTAATCTTTTCTCTTTCTTCAGCTGCCACACCACCATAAACAAAGAACACCTGTTTGTCTGATTTTTCTTCTATAAGTTTTTTTAATTCCATACCGTGTTTTTCTACATACTGAAACAATACTAAACTATTACCTTGTAGTCCAGCAACTAAATTACGAATATACTTGTTTCTCTTTTCATTCTTTACCAAGTAATCCATTTCTTCTTGGTATGTTTTACCAAACATATCTTCTCTAACTTGTTTATCGTGTTGCAAAATTAAACAGAAAATTTTTAGATTAGCAAGTTGTTTCTTTTCTTGTAGTTCACTTGTAGATACTACTTTGTTTACTGTACCAAACAGTCCTTCTAATACTAACTTGTGTGTTTTAGTGCCATCTAAAGTACCTGTAAGTCCTACTCTATACTTACAATCTTCTAGTTTTGTCATTATCTTTGTTAACGAAACTGCTTTAAATAAATGTGCTTCATCACCTATAACCATACCAAATTGTTTAAACCATTTTTTAGGCAAGTTATATATTGATTGCCAAGTAGATATTACCACTCTTTTATTAGTTTCTTTATCGTGTCCTTGATATATTCTATGTACATTACGATCACTATTATAACCATAATCTTTAAAGTCTTTGTATAATTGTTCTACTAAAGATGTTGTAGGTACTATAATCAATATCTTATCTTGTTTCTTTTCTTTTAATCTTAATAGATTGTATATCAACATTAGATATACTATTAATGATTTACCAGAGGCAGTAGGCGATAGTAATAAACATCTACTCTTTGTTATAGAGTGTACAAATGCCTCTCTTTGATAATCTCTTATTTCTATTTTAGGTATTTTTAATGCTTTAAGAAATCTTGTAACATCTTCATCATTAGTTTTTATGTCTGTAATTTTAGTACCATCAACTATCTGTATATCATTTTTATTACACCAGTCAACAATATAAGGATATAGTCCTGCATATATTTGACCAGTTGCATAACTGAATAATCTAATTTTACCGTCCCAAACTCTATTACGATATTGAGGCATAAACTTAAATCCAGGTACTTCAAAGGTAAAGTATTCGCCTAGTTCTCTACGAATATCAGCGTCTGCTTCTATCTTTAAATAGACTTCGTTCTTTTTATCTATGATGAGGTATCTTGTAGTTGTCATTATTAAATAGCGCCACTAGTAAACTTTCTCCAGTCAATAGCGTTTTTAATAGTAAATGTTCTATTAGATATTTGTCTGATTGTTCTATCTAAAAAATCTACTGTAACTTCCAAGTATTTAACTTTTTGATATGCTTTTGTATATTCTTCGTCTGCTTCAATATATTTGTCAACATCTGACCTCATAATTTTTAAGTTAAAAGGTTTCAATTGATAAACAGCAGGATCAGCTTTACCTGTATAGTATTCCCACTTTTGTCTTTTGATTAATTTAAATTCATCTTCAGCACGAGTCAATAACAACTTAAACTTTGTTAAGTGTTTCATAAATTCGTTATGTAGTTGAGGTGTTTTTAATGACTCTAAATCTAATTCAGTATCATTTATTTTTAGCTTCTTATCAGCCAATTCTTGTAGTTGTTCTAAATCCATAATATATCCATAATAACATAAACCGACTAAAAAGTCAATGTTTATGAGGTTGCTATTGTTGTTCTACTTGCGTTTGAAGACGCAAAATCGTATAGTTTGTATTCAAAGGTTACAGTTGCCGTCAAGTAATCTGTATCAGTTGCTTGTTGATTGTATTGTAAAGAAGATAACGATATTGGAAAACAATCGTTAAATCTAACTTCAGTTACAGGATTGTTTTTACTTGTCAATATGTTA